GCGGGTCATCCCCGCACGCAACATTTTGCCGAGTACCTCTATCTCGTTAAAGTTAAGTGAGGCCTCTAGACTCCGAGAATAAATGTAGCACCAACCAAACAACAAATTAATATGATTGATTTTATTTATGACAAATAGGCAAAATATTAGGAATAGATTATGTTTTACGATTATATTTAGGCATAGTATTTCGAGTTAGGAATTTCATAGTAACCAAGATACCGAAGTTTAGTAGGTCCAAAGCAGAGTGAAATCTGTAGAGGCCGTCTTGGCAATGTTATGAAACCTGAGGCTTTAATGATTGACAATCGCAATACTCGAGCAGATTAAGTAAAAATTAGCACCTAGTTTTAATTCTGATGAATTTCCAGAAATACAAAACTATCCGAAAGTCAGTGCTTATCGGATTCAGGTCGCAGTTAACTGTAATTTTTACGTGCCCGTGTCGGAGCGGCAGTATTGTAGCCGGACGCTATAGCAACAATGTTCTCAACTCTTAAACAAATGACAAAAAATACTTTTACCACTCAACGTGAATACAATTTTATTCGTGGTCACCCATTTAAGGATGAATGGAAAGATTGGAATGATATTGTTAGACGTTATCATTCAGAAGGAGTAACGAAGTTAGTTAGTTGGATAAACAAAGGTTATAGAATGAGTGATGTGAATGAACGAATACCCCCTTTTTGTATGTATATTATGGATGAAGTTTATTTCCTTTGTAATCAGTATGTTAGTGATTTAACTATAATTAAAAATAATGAAAATTTTAATTTTTATGCATATGATATTTTTAGAAAATCCTCACCCCAATTTAATGCTTATTTTTGTGATTGTGAATGTATGTATGAAGGAGCAAATATTTTTGATAATAAGTGTGAAGCTAGATTAGAACATCTTCAGTCTCATATTTTAGCATTTATTTGGGCATTATATTATATAGCAGATAAGAAAAAGCGTAAGCATGTTAAGAAATATTATAAGAAATTAGAGCGTATAGTTTTATCTCTTCCCTATGAGCGTTTGAAAAATATAGACTTTGATATTTTAGTTAACCCACTTAATTATAAGCGTAGACATTATTCTTTGTTGATGGAATTGTATGAAAGAGCATATTTTGATGGATGGACAAAGAAAGAATTGAAAGAGATGCCATTTATATTTGAATACTTGAAACATGCACGTAGTCAAGCAGGTACCATTGCGAATCAGAGCTTTAGTGATGATACCATACTTGGACCAGAATTGTGTCAAGAATTATATAAAATGGCAAAAGAAATAGAATTTCAAGATTTCCTCAAAATATTTACAATTAAATCACAAGGAATATTTAGTGTAGACCATAACGTTAATTTAGATAACACTAGTATAGGCAAGATAAAAGAGCTATTAGAACAAAGTCAAACATCATTTCTTGATGGATTGAAAGAAACAATAGTAGGTTCAGGACAGAAATTGTTTACTTTGTTTTGTATAGCTGCAACAGTGAGTCTTCTCTCACGTGTTATAGTAGGAATAAGTGTACAATTAATTTTAAAAATGTTACATATGATATATAGTTTTATGACAGGCGGACGAGATTTAGATAAGATAGAACAGAGTTATGCAGTATCTCAATCCGGAGATGTGATTAGTATTCCCTTTATTCCCTCAATGATTTTAAATTATGTAGTTAACCCACCAAAAGATATTTTAACAAAAATTTGGCGATCAAATCAGACAGATTTAATAATGAAAAGAATAGGATATTTGGGAGATATTAAGATAGATCGTGGCGTAGAACGTATGATTGATTGGATTAAGGAAGTATTGAGAAAATTACAACAGTGGTATGGACAAGATGTGTTAGGAATACATTGTGGTATACAAGGATTGTTTGAGCAAGAAAGAAGTCCGGTAATCGTATGGTTTGAAGAAGTAGATAAGTTATCCAATAGTTATTATGACGAAGAATTTAGATGGACAGATTTAGAGTATCAAGTAGTTTATAGTTTATATAAACAAGGTTTAAGTTTAACTCGCAATGCGGAATTTTCTAAATATAAAAATGATATATATAAGGTTATGAGACAATTGGTTTGTATCATGGAGAAATTTAAGCAAAAAGGAATTTCAAATCAAAATATTAGAAACCCCCCAGTAACAATATATTTATATGGCAATACAGGTGTAGGAAAAAGTAGTATAACATACCCTTTAGCAGTAGAGATTTTACAGAGAATACACCAGCGTGAAAATAGTATGATAGATTTAAAGAGTAATTGGAAAAATATGATATATATGCGTGCCCCTGAGCAAGAATATTGGGATGGATATGAAAATCAATTGGTGACAGTATTTGATGATTTTTCTCAGCAGACGGATTCACAACAGAATCCAAATGTTGAGTTATTTGAGATAATACGATCATCCAATTGTTTCCCTTATCCACTTCATATGGCAAGTCTTGATCAGAAGGCAAATACTACATTTACATCTAAAATTATTATAGTTAGTTCTAATTTACAGAGCCCCCAATGTGCATCCCTTAATTTCCCTGAAGCCCTTAAGCGTAGATTTGACATATGTGTGAAAGTTGATAGAGATGGCCGAGGTCATACTAATGCGTTTGACCCCACTCTATATAAATTATCCCGTTTTGATATGATGACAGGTATAGAAGAAGCAAGTATCACCTATAGAAATATGATAGAAGAATGTGTGAATGCGTATTTTGGAAGGAAAAATTTTGTAACAACGATAGAAAGCTATATTGATAGTTTATTTATGGCATCAGAAGAAGTAGTGAATGAAGAAGTGCCAGCAACATCTCAAGCAGGTGAAGTATATGAATTAGCTTCAGATGAACCCGGACCTTCAGGCGAACAACAGAAACCTGAAATTAAAGGAGTAAAGAAAACGACTAAAGGATTAAGACGACGAGATTATTTCCAGAATGAAGATAATTTAATTGCATTAAGAGAAAAAGCGTATTTTACGAAGCCAATTTATGATGAGACAGGTAATATTTTAAATTTTCCCGATTCACGATATGATTATGATGAAGATAACCCATTTGATTGTATTAGATATTTATATAATGAAGTATGGAAACCGTGTGTACCAATAGTGCAGAGAAAATGGGATGAATTTATGAGTAAGCATGCTTATTTAAGAAATGCGTTAATAACAATAGGTATTATAGGAGCAGGATTAATGTTTTTAAAAGTTTTCCAAAATTTAACATCAATATTTAGTAAGAAAGAAAAACGAACAATAACAGAACATGAATATGTAAATGGAGAAAGATTACCCCGATCAGTAAGAAAACGATCTAGCAGTATGTGTTATAAAGCAGGTTCAGAATCAGCACAAGCTGAGTCATATAACCCACCTAAGGCACAAATTGCTAAGACTGAAGGATACGAACAACCAAAGGTACAAGTAGCAAAAACTGAAGGATATGAACAACCAAAAGTGCAAGTAGCAAAGATTGAAGGAGTAAAAGATATAAATGCAACTGAGATTTTGATGAAAGTAGTACGAACAAATTTATATAAGATGTATGAAAGCACCCAAGGAGCAGCAATAGGACATGTGTTTTTCCTTAAGGGCAAGGTAGCAATTATGCCAAAACATTACTTGGCAGGATTATATCAAGCCCTCAGGAATGATACAGATGCAAGTGTGTATTTTGAAGCAGTATTATTAAGAAGAACTTTTGAAATTAAAATTAGAGATTTATTAGCGACTAAGAAAGAGTATGAATCCCCGAACGAAGAGGATGGCCCAGTTTTTTCCCGAGATTTGATGGCTGTATCCGTAAAGACAAGTATATATCATTCAGATGCTACACAGTATTTTGTAACTAAAAATTCTGTTTGTAGAACTGATTGTACAGAAATTTGTCTCCCCACCCTTATAAATAATGATGTTAAGAATTCAGATCGAGCGTTTGTAATGATAAGAAATGCAAAAGGAAGAAGTGAGTTAACAGTAACAGAAACATTACCAGTAAGTGATAAGGATGATATAGTTTCACGCTATATTAGGAATGCATGGATGTATAATTTAGATACCCAAGAAACTGAATGTGGAGCTCCTTTAATTGTGAGAAATACTCATATTCAACCAGGAAAAATCTGTGGTATTCATATTGCAGGAATGACAGGAACAGGTCAAGGCTGGGCAACACCAGTCTATGAAGAAGACGTTTTAAAAATCATTCGACTTTTCCCTGAAAATGAAATTTCAACATTAAAGATAAGACTCCAAATGAATGAGTTTCCACAAGAACAAGGTCAAATTCCACAAGAAGCTGAGTTTATTCGTTTAGGTCAACTTAAACAGAAGATATCTCAACCTGTGAAATCAAAAATTGTTCCATCACCCTTGTACGCAAAGATAACGGAACCAACAACTAAACCTTGTGCATTGCGACCCGTGATAGTTAATGGAGAAGAATTTAACCCTCGTTCTTATAGATTAAATAGATTAGGAAATATTACAGTACCAATATCAGAACAACTAATAGATAATAGTATGAATGCATTAATAGATGAAATAAGTACAGTATTTAAGAAAACAGAAAATTTAATGAATGAAAATTGTAAATCAGTTTATACATTTGAAGAAGCTTGTTTAGGAATAGATGGTGAACCATATATTAATTCTATTAAAAGGGATACTTCCTCAGGGTTTCCCTTTGTCACTATGCCAAATTTTACTCGAAAGGACATTTTTGGTAAGAGTGAGGAATATCGACTTGATACCCCTCAATGCGATATTCTAAGAAATAGAGTTAATCATATAATCACAGCAGCAAAAGATGGAGTAGCTTTAGATCATTATTTTGTAGATACTCTTAAGGACGAAAGAAAGCCAATACATAAAGCTCATAAGACAAGATTATTTAGTGCAGGACCAATAGATTATTTGATAGCATGTAAGATGTATTTTAATGGAATAGTTAACCTTTTAAGTAAGAATAGAAATTTTTGTCACGTGAGTGTAGGAACGAATGTATATTCGAATGATTGGGATAATATTGTAAAAATCTTGGAAGCTAAAAGTAAAGAAATGATAGCAGGTGATTTTGAAGGTTTTGATGCATCACAACATCAAAGACTTTTAGAAGCAGCCTGTGAAGTTTTAATACAACTTTCAATAAGATTTTTAAATACAACCCCAGAGGAAGCTAAAATTATGCGTGTGTTGTGTGTAACATTGATAAATAGTCTCCATATTTGTGGAGATGAGGTTTATCAATGGACACATAGTTTAGCGAGTGGACATTATTTAACAGCGATTATTAATAGTATATTTGTTAATTTAGCGTTTGGATGTGTGTGGCAAATAGCTCATGACCGTATGAGTTATAAGTGTGCACGAGAATTTTGGATTAAGTGTGGAATTGTTGCATATGGAGATGACCATATAGTATCAATTCCTTTGAGTGAGATTAGATATATGAATCAACAAAATTTACCCAAATTTATGAATAAGATAGGATTAACATACACTTTAGAAAATAAAGATACAGAGTGCAATTATAAGACCCGGAAAATAGTAGATTTAACATACCTTAAAAGATCCTTTTTATTTGATAAACAATTAAATAGATATATATGCCCTCTAGATATTAAAACCGTTTTAGAATTTCCCATGTGGAATCATAAGTGTGCAGATCCAGTTAAACAAACCATAGTAGAATTAGAAAAATGTATAGAGGAACTTAGTTTACACGATGAAGAAACTTGGCAACAATGGATACCCGTTTTGAGAAAATGTGGACAGGACCTTGGTTTTTACACAGATAAAGTAAATCAAGGAGAAACTAGATTAGTGGCTTTAGGCCAAACTCAATACCTGTAGGCGTGTGATCCCTGCTTTCTTATATAAATCCCGAGTCCCTTAAAAAGAAAGTAACGCTGCGTCCTATATAATCCCTAGCTTTTTAGTTTTACGTTCCAGGATGGGATGAGGCAGCCCCTCAATATCCAGGAAAGCTCGGTAGGTCTCGAAGCTTTAAGTCGAGTTAGAGACGACAGAATTGACTTGCAACAAGAATGAATACAACAGGTGTCGGTGACCAGAAAAACGCCGCCAGTGCCGAGATGGGATCTCAGCAAGGAGAAGGAGTAGAAGAAAGAGTTCAAATTACCAATTTTTCAGATGATATGGCAATTATCCCGGAACACGTACCTGGAGAGTCCATTTTACCCCCAATGGATACTCTCCAACATACCGATTCAATGACCCATAGTATAATTTCTTTTTTAGAGCGTCCGCAACTTATTTCTGTCTTCAATTGGAAGAGTATGTCAACAGACAAACACGGGCAGAATATCCTAGCTTTTATGGACCCCAGCGATCCGTCCAAAACATTACTCAGCCCCCTCGTTCCATCACAAGTTATGACCAATATGGTTTTAGAAAAACTCCAGGGCTTTACCAGCTTCCGAGCCACAGCCGTCTTCAAGTTACAAATCAACGCGGAACCATTCCAAGCCGGCAGGTTGATATTTGGTGTAGTGCCAATGCCAACACTATTAGGCGAAAGAGCGGATTTTATCATGAAGACCCCATGTAGTGCCCTAAGTGTAAACCATGTACAAATGGACATAAATAAACAGACAGAAGTAGAGTTGCGAGTTCCTTTTATTTCCCCTTTTAATTCATATGACCTTATAAATCAACAGTTTGATTGGGCAAAGCTTTTCTGTATGGTTTATGCACCTCTCAATGTAGTTGGGGAAGACAATATGTTGGATTGTAATCTATGGTTTCATTTTGAAGACATAGAGCTTGGTTGCCCAACAAGCGCCAAGTGTACAATCCTTCCAGCATATAACCCAACAAGAACATGTTATTGGGGCGAAGCTACTTCACAAGGTGGTAGCCCCAAGAAAGAGAAGAAAGAAAAGCTCGAAAAACAAATTAAATCAAATCTAGATAATTATTTAGAACGTAAGAAACAGAAATTAGATGATAAGAAACTTAAAATAGATAGATATTATAAACAAGATAAACTTAATTATATAGTAGTAAGTCAATCAGGAAAACCTGATAATATTTTAGATTTAGATCCTAATTCCTCCTATAGTAAAGGTAACTATTTAGGTGCATGGTATCTTAAAGCAAATTCTAACTGGAATTTCGCTCTTCCATCAGGTATTTATTTTGTGGATATTTTTACAACTTCCCCAAAATCAGCAGATAATACCGGATACCTTACCCAAAGTGGAAACTTTAATATAGGCATGTCTCCTGATCAAACCCTTTCCTGGTCAGGTCCCCTTCAAATTAATAATGGAAACATGAGTTGGGCAACATATAATGACGGATGTGCGGCATTTGTCTATGTATTCAGCTCAGTTAAAACATCAGAACCTTTACAAGTTCATATAGCAAATACAGCTGATGATCCAGCTCAAGTTTCCTTTCCCGAACCCGTGTGGATTGTTGATCATAATCAATCACCAGTATCAACACCACCCGGATCACCAGAACCCCCCGAAGTCTATCCACCAGATAATGATCCTAATATAGTCACACGACGATATGCAAGATCACAGTCTGGTTGGGGCTTTGGATCAAAATACGACAGATTCTCTGGCTCAGGATATAGGAGTTATAGATCTACTCCTCGTTTAAAACGAAAAGTGAAGACGCCTCGTGTGCCTCCGAAAGAGGCGTCTCCAAAAGCAGTAGAAGAACAACGAGAAGAAGAAGCCGACGGAAACTTTGCGAAAGGTGTGAAGAAATTTGCAGGCAAAGTTAACAGCGCCGTAACAAGTGTTGGAGATGTCATAGCTTCAGTAGGAAACTGGTTTGGATGGTCCAAACCACAATTATCCCATGCAGGAGAGACTGTTGTAGTCCGACCCACTCAATACTTTGGTAATACCAATGGTATTGATCATTCCCATGTACTTAGTTTAGATTTATTAAATAACGTAGATGAGTATCCCTCCCTTTGCGGAACAGACCTAGATGAATTATCATTTGACTTCATTAAGCGCGTACCCCAATTTATTGGTGCATTTCAGTACAATCTTAAGAGTAGGATTTCCACTAATGCTAGCACTAATGTTGGCAATGATTATTTATGGTCTTGTTTCGTATTACCAAACTATATTAACCCAGCTTGCTATCGTATTCAATATGCTGGTTCATTCGGTGATGATAACATTACTGCGAGCAATGTTTTTCCAATTGAGAATCCGACGTCTCTTGGCTACGCCATTTCGCCATTCACGTATTGGACGGGATCTTTGGTTTACACGTTCCGATTTGCAAAAACGGATTTCAATTCTGGAAGAGTCGAAATCTCCTACCATCCGTTTTTATACTCCAACAAAATTGGAACGCAACAACGAAATTTCCCAGTGCCCGACAATCAGCGCTTTGAATACGCATACAAGCTTGTAATAGACTTAAGAGAGAATAGTGAAGTAAGTTTTACAGTCCCTTATATAAGTCCCCAACCCTGGAAAGCCCTGGCATATTACCAACAACGATATTTTACCAATCCCTATGCGGATGGTGCAATGAGTTCATTGGAAATAAATGAAATATCAAGATGTTCAACAGGTTTATTGTGGGTGAGAGCTTTAACACCTCTCCATACCCAGAGCGCTGTAGCACCAACATCTATACTCTGTTTGGTTGAAGTGCGAGCTGGAGATGATTTCCAGGTACAGTGTCCATCTGTATCCCGTTACATGCCAATCGCAACTTCTCAAGCTGGTCGCGTTTATGCGACTCCAGGAACAGAAGATACAAGAACCAGAGCTCTAGAGGGATTTGTCCCTCCATCAATAACCGGTAGTGATGTTGATATTGAACGTGAAGATACACAACGATATTGTGCGGGCGAAGCGTTTGACAATTATAGATCTTTTATCAAAAGAAATATGTTTGTTCGGCTTCTATCACAATATAGACCATCCCAGTGTGTAAATCTTTATCCCAATGAATTCATAGTACCACCCCGTTTATCCGTTAATATATATCAAACAAAGTCAACTGCATCAGAAAAGAAGGTTTCAGTGCAGGTGTTTAAACTTCCGAATTGGCCATCTCCAATGTCATTCATTTCAGCAATGTATACGTTTTATAGAGGAGGTGTCCGATTTAAGATCGTACCAACAACAGAGTCAGGAGGCTTAACCTGTTTACGCCTCGTTACAGATCCATATCGAGGTACACCACAGATAAAGCGACCAACAACTCTGATGACAACTCCTTATCAAACGTTCATGAGTCCAGTACAATATGAGCAGAATGATAAACGTATATGTGAATATCAAGTTCCCTATTATTCACCAACCCTACAATCATGTCATTGGACAATTCGTGGAGGTTATTTGTTTGATAATCCTTTACCTTATTTGCAACTAACAGATTCAAATGTAACTAATAATATAAAGACAGCATCCTTTTTCCATATAGCAACAAGTGCAGCCGATGATTTCGATTTAGGTTTGTTCTTGGGTGCTCCCCTTTCCTTCTTTTCAGAAAGTTATCATGATCAATTTGAATATACCTTAACCAAAACAGTAGATGGAAAACCAACTACGACATTGAAAAGTGCTGATTGGTTTTCGTCAGGCAATTCCTATGATAACATTCAAAAAGCAGATCCCTGTTATATTGCAAATCCCTTTGCCGGGACTTTTACAGATCCCAACCCTACCAATTCCGATTTTGAGAAGGTATCCACCCAAGACTTACCAATAAGTCTAACCAATATCATCGTCTCAAATCCGGATCTAACCGTAACTAACGACCCAGGCAAGCTCTTCCGAGCTGGCTGTTCATTTTAGTTTTAGATAAGTTAGTAATAATTAGGCACCTAGTTTAGAGACATAGGTGTCCGCGGAAATACAGCATTCCTTAAGAATACTGTTAAACCCTTTTTGGTTTTCCGAACCTATAGGTTCAGCAATCTCCTTATGAGATTGTGGTCACCCCACGACTAGGTTCGGGGGTCCTGGGTTTCGGTTTTTACAAAAAGGTTTCGTGTTTTCGTAGTTTCTT